AAAATGGTATGATTTGGAGAATGAGTTATACAATTATTATATAAGAATCAAAAACAATAATGGGCAAATAATAGACCTATACAACGATAAAGAAAGGAACGTTTTAGAACAAATTCAGGCAAATGGACCAGTCACAGAATTTTATGAATGTATAAAATCTAATGTGGATATTGTCAATAATTTGTTAAAAAACGGAATATTAATCTTACCACGCTTTTCTTGTTATATCAGTTTCTCGCATGAAGATATATTAAATCCTCCTATTGAACGAGACCAAAAAGCCTTACAACTCATAAAAAATGGATTAATACAATATCTCATAAAAGTACAGCAAGAAGCTATTAACGAAAATTCTATAGCTGCAATTGTCGCAAGAGCCTTTATGCGGAATCAAATGATCAAATTGTCATATATTCTTTTAACTACACGAGTTTTAGTGAAGTAGCTCCTAATTCCAGTTTTGCAATGGAGTTTAATGATACAATAAACTATGTACATGGATGTATCTTAGATGGAAATATTATATTAGGAACAAAAGACGAGAAAATTGTTCATAACTATGACTTCATACAGAAATCATTTGATTCTCAATATAATCCTCCTGCTATGGTATATGATTTAATGGATGCTGATGATATTACAATATTTGGGCATTCATTAGGCATAAATGACAGCCAATATTTTAAAGCCTTTTTTGAAAGACAATCTTCATCCACTAATCCTCAAAAGAAGAATATTACAATATTCACTAAAGACGCAAAATCAGAAATTGAGATAAAACGTTCACTACAAGAAATGACAAATTGGAATTTGACATCTTTATATGGATTAAATAATCTCCAAATAATTAAAACAGATGAATGTGCCAATAATCCAGCCCTATTAAGAAAATACATCAAAATGTATATTGATAATGAAGAAGATATTGACAGTATAATTCATATCTAACTATTATGTTACTATTATTTTGTATTATTGTTATTTACTCCATTTACTACCACAGTATGCACATCGGTAATACTCTCCGTAGCTAACGACTTGATTCCTTTCATTTACGACCAAATTACACAAGCAGATATCGTCCTCTGAATTGATATTGGGATACTCCCAAAATGACAATTTCCCTTTAGCCGGTATCGGCTCTGGAAATAATATAGGATTAGCTAGTACCCAGTTATAAATAGGATTTTCATAATAGCCTTTACTATCATCGGATTTCTCTGCCCATTTAGAAGGATGATTGATAGAGCATCCAATTATTTCTACACTTCCAATGATAGCAGAATTGACAATGCCCTCTGCACATATTATTTTTCGTTGAAACTCAACAGGCAGACTATCCCATTGAGTTTTTGTAAATACACCATTGGGATTTCTCATTTCTACAGGTTTTCCACTTGCATGGATTAACACTCTATGCCCTATGTATTTCCATGGACACGCCCAACTCCGGTTCTCAATATCCTTGATACCGTGAACGATCAATGAGACCCACGGTTGCTTTATTGTTATTGCTTTCATTGTTCCAAACTTTTTTTTGTTGCTACTTGTTTAATTAAAAAATAGATTATATGAGAACCAAATTACTACTTACGTTATTCTGCATATCATTATGCCTTAACATTATTTCATGTATGTCGGTGAGGGTTCACCCGCATAAGGATAAAACAATTCCTCCAGGACAAATAAAGAAAGTGACAGGCAGTAAGTCTGCGAGATATTATGCTCCAGGGCACAATAAGTAGAATAGTTATTCTTCTGTTTTACGCCAATCCTTGATAATTCTTCAAGAACTTGCAAGGTTTTACTTGGTCTTTTAACAAAAATACATTTCTATTTTGTTTTACGTTAATTGCTTTACCTTAACCTCTTTGATAACATAAAAAGTACTTTCCTTTCTACATTCAGTCAGACTGCATTGTATCATGATTTATCCAAAGAAATAGGTGAGAACGTCCATCAGAATTTTTCTGAAATAACAGAATTATGTCATCTTTCAGATTTTCAAATGCGGTGTTCGGAGTTAAAACATCTATCATACTCATATCTCTTTTTTTAGTTGTTTTCTTTGAAAAAAATATTTAATTTTGCAGCTTAAAATATTTTAAATTTATGAGCACTCAAAATCTTTACTCAGACTCCCTCCGTGAGATGTTGGAGCAGAGGGAAAATATTAGTTATCCTCATAATTTCCATGATAGAGGATTAGTAAAAACAGCCGTTATGTCAGCCATTGGAGCATATAAAAGAGCAAATGGTATTGAGGCTGCAACGGTAGAAAGTTCTGTAAGTTACTAACTGTAATTCATTAGGGAGCTAATATTTAATTAGCTCCTTTATTTTTAGATTTGAATCACTTTTTTATTACAACTGCCATAGTACTAACAGTCGTTCCACTTTCCCTGAATTCACCGGCTCCAATTTCAAAAACTTCTCCATGTACTTCTTCCAACCATTCCCGGAACTCAACACATTTCTTTTCAGACGCGA